AACACAGGATGCTATTGAACGCACCCTGGGCCTGAGTCACGACATGTTCAAACATATCTTGGCCTTGAACACCTACACTGAACCGTTCCTGAGCTTGAAAGCCAACGATCAAAGAACCATCATTGAGCAGTTGCTGGGCATTACCATGCTGAGTGAACGTGCTGACCGAATAAAAGAACTCAACAAACAAACCAAAGAATCCATACAGCAAGAAGAATTTCGCATTCGTGCTGTACAAGAAGCCAACAAACGCATTGAGGAGCAGATCGAAAGCCTGCGCAAGCGGCAACGGATGTGGGGCAACAAGCAAGGCGAGGATGTTGCCAAGTTGGAATCTGCTGTTGGCAGTCTTGAACACATTGACATCGAAGCAGAACTTGCTGCACACAAGGCCTTGGTAGAATACAACGACGCAGTCAAAGAACGTGCGGATGTACAAAAGACCTTGACTAGAGCCAGGTTGGATCAAGACCGCGAACGTAAGGCCGCTGACAAGTTGGCAACAGAGCTTGCTGCCTTGTTAGAACACAAGTGTCATGCTTGTGGACAAGATCTGCACGACGATCGGCACGAAGCAGTCATTGCTGCCAAACAGACCGAACTTGATGCAGCCTGTACAGAAGTTGACCTGGCTGGTGTCACCATTACAGAATTGGAAAACGAGCTGGAGGACATTGGAGAGATTGGTGCTCAACCTCAGGTGTTTTACGATACCTTGGAACATGCACTGAATCATCGCAACAGCCTAGAAGCTTTACGCAAAGAACTTGCTGCTCGCTCAGCAGAAACAGATCCCTACGGCGAACAGATTGTGGAAATGCAAAATCAAGCACTTCAAGAAGTCACGTACGATGCCATGAACGAAATGACTCGTTTACAAGATCATCAAGACTTCTTGCTCAAGTTACTGACCAGCAAAGACAGTTTTATACGCAAGAAGATCATTGAACAGAATCTTAGCTATCTCAACGCTAGACTCACACACTATTTGGATCGTATTGGCTTGCCGCACACTGTGGTATTTCAAAACGACTTAACTGTGTCAATTGAAGAGCTGGGCAGAGAATTGGATTTTGACAACCTGTCGCGTGGAGAACGCAACAGACTGATACTAAGTATGAGTTGGGCCTTCCGTGATGTATTCGAAAGCCTTTATCAACCCATCAATGTGTTGTTCATAGACGAAATGATTGACTCAGGCCTGGACACACAAGGTGTTGAGAACAGCCTGTCCTTGTTGAAACAGATGAGCAGAGAACGACACAAGAGCATCTGGCTAGTTAGCCACAGAGATGAACTAGCTGGGCGTGTGGAAAATATTCTGCGTGTAGTCAAAGAAAACGGATTCACAAGCTACAGCACAGATGTTGATCTAGCATGATAATTGGCATAACCGGCACAGGTTCTGGGGTGGGACAGGCAATCGTTGATTGTCTCAGAACTTCTACTAAACACAAAATAATATCTATCAGTAGATCTACACTGGATCTAGCCGATATACCCGCTGTTTTAAGTTACAAATTACCTGCGGTTGATGTTTTTATAAACTGTGCCGGAACCGGGCACGGTGGCAAAATTACTTTTACACAACATCTGCCGCAGTACGTTGCAGAAATATTAAATACTAATGTAATAGCTCCAGTGCTATTATCGCAAAAGGCACTGATTCAAAATCCCACGTGCAGGATTGTCAACATTACTAGCACCAACAACAATCAATTCTGGCCTGGAGATTTGACCTATAGTCTTTCTAAATCTGTACTGGCTGACTTTGGAAGAATGTTGCAAGTTGAATGTCCTTTGGCAAATATACTAGAGATAAGGTTAGGGTTAACCAAAACCAATTTCAATCAAAATAGATATCGTGGCTGCGAAGATCGCTTTGAAGAACTTTACAATAAACCTCATCTAACAGCAAGTGAAGTAGCAGAACAAATCTGTGCTGTGTTGTTTGATAACAAAATAAAATTTTTAGAGATTTCTCCTTGACTTATCCCTGGCAGCTGTATCATTGGCATTTTGAAGTAAGTGGCAAGTGTACACTCAAATGTCCACGGTGCCCTCGCAACGACACCGCACCTGTGCCTTGGATCAACAAAGAACTCACACTGGATTTTTTTAAAAAAACTTTATCTACTGATCTACTCAAAAATACAGTTAGACGTATCACCATGTGCGGTGATGTAGGAGATCCTATCTATGCAAGCGAATATATAGAAATCATCCGATACATCAAGGAACACAATCCAAAGATTCATGTGTTTACCATTACCAATGGCAGCTATCGTAAAGAGTCTTGGTGGCGTGAACTAGCTTCAGTTAGTAATGAATACGATACTATTAATTTTAGCATCGACGGGTATAATAATGCCACCAATAACTTATATCGCATAGGTAGTAATTGGGATAGCATCATAACTGGTATGCGTGTAATGTGTCAAGAAAGCACAGCGTTTGTAAATTGGGCAACTATTGTGTTTGCTTTTAATCAAGACCATCTTGAAAACATCAAACAGCAAGCCAAAGAAATTGGATGCGACGGTGTTCAACTAACTTACAGTACTAAGTTTGGTAGCAAATACGGTGAGGCCTACGGCGGATCAGCAGATTCGTTAGAGCCTAGATCTGAATTTGTTAGCTCTACTCACAGATACGAAAGACATTATATCAGTTTAAGTGGTCGTGAACAATTCAATCAAGAATATTTGGATCTCAATAAAAAACTATTTCACATTGTCAAAGAAAAACACAACAAATTCATTACACCCATGTGCAGTATAGGTAATAGAGGTCTGTATGTCAGCGCCGATGGTGTATTACATCCTTGCAGTTGGGTAAGTTTCCCTTATGTCAGTATGTCTACAAATCGAAAAACTATCAATTTTGAAGACAGTTTTCATCAGATACACCGAAGCAAGTTAAATTTAAACAATCGTTCCTTGGAAGAAATACTAATGGATCCAATATGGAATTCGTTGTTTTGCAGTTTTGACCGCACTGACAAGGCATGGGTCGAATGCGAACAAAAATGCAATAGCAATTTGGTCAATGAAGAATATGCAGTAGGTTACTTGACTAATTGAAAAATCATTTATATCGGACTCATGTCATAACTATAGTCATGACATGGTATTACAACGGACAACCTATTAGTGAATTACCCGAAGATTGTGCAGGATTTGTTTACTTGATCACCAATACCACTAATGGCAAAATGTATGTGGGCAAAAAGCTCGCAAAGTTTGCTAAGACCACGTACAAGGTAGTAAAATTAAAAAACGGCACTAAAAAACGTAAAAAAATTCGAAGCAAAATCAACTCTGACTGGCAACAATACTACGGCAGCTCCCCCAATCTCACAGAAGACATCAACATCCTAGGCAACAGCAATTTCAAACGCGAAATATTATACTACTGTAAATCAAAAGCCGAATGCTCGTACATAGAAGCACGTGAACAATTTTCACGGCGAGTACTGGAATCAGATGACTACTACAATGGTCACATTCAAGTGCGTGTACACGGATCACACATAAAAAACAAACTCTAACAGGCAACGAACGGCAGTAACGACTAGCACTGGTTCATATCGGGTGCCCTAAACCTGGACGAGAGTCGCAGGGATGGAAGTCTTCTCGCTGCAAGAAGCACTCAATCACTATCCTTAACAGGACGACGATCGCTTAGTAAGACCTGCGATTTGATTGTTTGAAGATGAAGAAAAGGCAAAAAGAAGGGAGAAAAACCCTGGGTTCATACATATGACTGCGTATGTGTATAAACTGCCGTTGTATAAGACGGAGCTCGAGGTACCGGACAACCGCCTCTGTAATGCTCTAACGCTAGTGTGGCTGGACTACTCAGATGAGGTACCAGTTTTTTCTTAGCCCTGTGCGGGCTAAGTGTGGCCAGTTAATCTAGATGAGATACGTACACATCACTTCGTTTCGTGGTTCCATCACTTGATAAAGAAACATGTTGTGAGCGCAAGCGAAACAACAGATGTGCGTCAGCACATCTTATAATGAATCAGGCCAATCACGAAATAAGGCATGTTGAATATCACCGGAAACAAACTGATTGAATGATCTGTGTTTGTTTTCTAACTCACCCTCGAGTGGTGCTACTCGACGAAAAGCCAAATCCATTTGCGCCATGTCTGTGAATTCCATCATGATGTGCCATTCGGGCATGTCAGCAATGGATCTGAATCCCATCTTGCATCTGGTTATTCTAAACGATTCCATCTTGCCTTCATCCACTAGATGCTGTAGGAATCCACGCATGTTGGTGACCCAATCTAGATCTGTGATGTCACCTTCTTTGTTTGCCCAAATGTGATATATGTCCATTATGTCATTGGTCCCAGTAGTTCAAAGCCTTCGAGGCCTTGTTTATATAAATGTGCTTGATCCAAATACAGATACTGGAATCCTCTTTCTCTATAAATGGCACATTCAGTTATCAGACTTTCTATGCCTAATCGCATTCGTGGTCTATGATACGTCCACGCAAACTGTTCGCACAGTGCGTTATCGTCATCAAATCTTTTGATTAAACTAAATGCCACCAGTTGATTGTTGTCGTAGTAACCGATGATGTCGGTCATTGGATCAGTGTACTGCCTGGGGAATATGGGCATGACACTGCCAAAATGGCGGTAGATACAGTAAGTTCTGTAAATCTCGTTCAGCTGGTTGATGTTGTCGTCGGTAGCCAGTAGGTATTGGTACACAACTGTAGGTTGATATGTGGTCTTTGACAAATCAATACGTGCGTATTCGTATGTCATGGTCTGGGATCTTCACGGCCAGCAAACAAAACTTTCAAGTATTCTTCGTCCCAGCCATCGTAAAATCCTTTACTGCCCAAGATCTTGGCAAAGTGATTGAGTTTGGCCAGGTCCTGTACAAACACAATGGCATAAGTGCCTTGATTCATTACTACACCGTTGACCAATTCTGCATCGTTGGGGTGGTCTGCTAGAGCAATCAAGCCCTGCGAACTCAGGTGTACAAAGTTGGCAGTGTCGACCAACTGATTGAATTCATCAGCTGGCCAACGTTCGCGGCCGTATACCAAGGCCACAACATCAAAGTCGTTCATTACCACGTGTTTGAGATCGTCGATGGGATTGTAGCAGCCCTGACGTATGTCAACTTT